GCCTGTACCACCCGAAACCACAGCCTTCGAGTACATCTCTTGAGTCTGGTAGGTGTGATTGACCACGACTAGTGGAATGTCTTTGAGATTGAGGTGAGGTGTGACCATGCGGAACAATGACTTCAGTTGCTTTGCGCGAGTCATATCGGCTGCTGAGTTCTGCTTGAGCGCATCCTCAACTTCTTTCTTCGATGCAAGGTTACCAACAGAGTCGATTACGACGATGACATGATCACCGCGCTTGATCTCTTCGAACTGATGCATAATATCAAACTTCAACTGTTCGACATCGGTGATGGGAGTATGGAGAACTCGGGTTGTGTCGATGCCGAACGAGTCGAAGTAAGATTGAGGAGTACCAAACTCTGAGTCATAGAAAAGCATGACTGCGTCTGAATACTTGTCCATGTATGCCTTTGCCATCAGAAGACTAAAAGATGTCTTGAAGTGCTTCGATGGACCTGCCCAAATAGTCAAACCAGGAACGAAGCCACCGTTGATCTTACCACTCAATGCAATATTGATTGCTGGAACAGTTGTTGCCACCATATCCTTGGCATTGAAGAACTTCGAATCAGACAGAATATCTGAATCCTTGATTGTGGTATTCTTACGCAATTTATTCAGTAGATCTGACATAACTTCTCCTTGTCTTATTGTCCCAGTATATACGACGTATCTTTATTTGTACACAAGTATTTTTATTAACTCGCAAGTATCTCATTCAATTTAGCAATGAAGAGATTGATCTTCTCGCCACGATTTGGCCAGTTGATGATCGGGTTTTTGTCTGCATCTTTCTTTAAATTTGTAAGTAAAGGCATGATGGCATCGTACATATGCCTTGCCTTATCATTACCTTCTTGTTTGATTTCTTCTTCAGAAGAAGTCGTGAAACCAAAATCGAAGTCTAAATCGATATCTAAGTTTGTCATTAGTTGAACCAATCCTCGAGTGTTGCTCTTTTTTCTGCTTGCCAGCCCATTGTATTTGTGATCGACTCGATAGGACTGAGATAGCCTTTCTCGAACTGTGCCGCATAGTCGATGTAAGTTTCCATCTTCAATTCTTTTGGTAGACCGTTCGGACATGCGATCACATAGTCTTGTGTCGGATTCGGGTTTCGAAGATACGCGAACTTAATCTTTTCACCACTGGTAATCAATTGATATTTATTTGTCAATTTCTTCTTCTTTAACATTTCATTGAAAACAACTGAACCACGAACGTGAATAGGCGTTTGGCTTTGGAACCTACCACCTACCCAATATTTCTCGATGTCTTTGACGCCGCGTGTGAAAGCCACGTCATCAAATCCAAGAGATGAAAACTTTTCCTTAAAGTTGGCCACATACTTTTGAAGATCTGTTTCAGATCCACTCATAATAATCTCGAGAGACTTCTTAATGGCATCACGACATGCAGTTGGAGTTGAAGATCGAACTGCTTCGATGCCTGTCATCTTCAGCTTCGGCTTCTCATATTCGATGCCTTCAGAGTTCCACACATTGAGGATGTACATCTTCTTGGCTTTCCAAATGCCTTTATCAGCGATGTTCTCTCGCTTCATTTGCATCTTCTGCGCATATGCATGCATGTAGTCGGCCAACTCTTGATAAGAACGATCAATGAATGGTTCGATTCGTTCTTTACAAATCTTATCGATATATTGGATCACCTTCTTGGTTTCAGGAACATCATCGCCGAATACATTCTTGACGAGGTATTCGAGCGTGACATACACTGAGTCGGTATCAGAAGCCAGCACATAGTCAAAGTTTTCTGTCTTCAGCAGTTTATTCAGATAGTCGTTGAGCTTGTTCTCGATCCAACGAATGCTGAGCTGACCAGATGTGGTAATGGCTTCAGCGTTGTTCACGTCAAACCAACGGAACCACTTGTTACCGAGTGCACCATAAGCTGAGTTCAACTGAATCTTCTTGGCCATTTGCATGTTATCAAGACGAGCAATTTCTTTGACAAGACGAGGATCTTTCGTCTTCTCGTATTCTTTCTTGCACTTGATCATCTGCTTCTTGTATCGAGTACGATCGTCATACATACGATCCATAATCGATGGCAAGAAACCACGCCTTTCTTTTGTATAGATACAAAGGTTGGCGGCGATAGTGCAGTTCGTTTTATCAAGATAGTCACCGAACTGACTAGCGCCACCAACAAGTAGGTCGTCGATCGACACCTTATCTTTTAAGCGAGTGACAAGCGTCTCAGGTGAGATGTTGTACTGCATGATAAGGTGAGGATAAAGGGAGTTTAGATCGAACGACACAACCCATTTACTCATGCCGACCTTTGGATCTTTGACATATCCGCCTACGAAGGCTCGGTCGGGTTTATTCTTATCGTTAAGAGGAACCACGATGTTTCGATCGAGAAGGTAGTTGTGAGTTATCACGTCCCACTGTTTCACGGTCGTCATGGTATCTTCATAGTTAACCTTGGCATCATAAGCCAAGGCATAAACCAACTCGATGAGCTTTAGCTTATCTTCGAGCCTCTCAACAATTTCAACATCTCGAACGTTGTATTCGATATAGCGTTGAAAGTTTCTTAACCGAAGATCATCGAGATCGGTATAACCTTCGTCGCGATAGTCAATCTTACCTTCATTCAGCTCAACTTGAGCGATGTAGTCAAGTCGGTAAGATTCTTGCTCGGTGTACGTAAACTTCCTATAGAGTTGAATGTAATCAAGGACTGCGATTCCAATAGGGGCATAGCAAATACAGTCTCGTCCACGGCTGTTAACTTTGTAGTCACGAAGTATTTTCCAGGGAGAAAGCCGTTCAGCGTGATCAGATCCAAGAACTTTTCGAATCCTGTTGACAAGGTACGGAATATCGAAGAACTCGATGTTCCAGCCGGTGACAACGTCAGGCGAATAGAGTGATCCGTTCCAGACTTCGAGAAAGGCGAGTAAGAGTGCAGACTCGTCTGCGCATTTGTAATATTGTACATTTTTTTGATGCTCCTGATATTCACCGCAACCAAACGTAGTCTTTCTACCACTGCGGCCGATGGTAATCGCTGTGATTTCATTATCTGCTTTCTCGATATCAGGAAAACCGCCTTCAATGCTGGTCTCGATATCGATCGAACAAACTGAAACGAGGGCAGGATCATACTTGATCTCACCCTTATACTTGTCATAAATATACATGTAAGGCCAATCAGAGAGGCCATAGATGTTCATGCCCGCGACGTTCTCATAGTTTTGCAGAAACTCGCGAGTCTCGGACATTGAACCGAACTGTAGCTTGCCAACATATTCACCTTGCAAGTTCTTATGTTCGGTTTGTGTACTTGATTGAACGAATAAATAAGGTTTGTATTTCACAGAAAACTTGACAGGTTTGCCGTCAGATATTCCACGAACTAAAATTTGATTTCGATGACGAGTCACATTGGTATAAAAATTCATTGGATCTCCAGTATCTGGCCGCATTATTAGTTATACTCTAAACCCCAAATAAAGTACATAGTAAAAGGTGACAAAAATGAAACTCACGGAAAATTTTTCTCTATCAGAGATGATTGTTTCTCCTACTGCAAAGAAACTCGGGCTTAGCAATAATCCAACTCCAGAACATATCGAGAATATGCGTTACTGCTGCGAGAAGATTCTCGAACCAGTTCGTGCAAAGTTCGGTGCTGTGACGATCAACTCTTCGTATCGTGCTCCGCTTGTCAATCAGGCTGTCGGCGGTTCGAAGACATCTCAACACGTCAACGGTCAGGCAATTGACTTCGAAGTCAAAGGTGTCGATAACAAAACTGTTGCCGATTGGATCGGTGACAATCTTGAGTTTGACCAAGTGATTCTTGAGTTCTACACAAAGGGTGATAAGAACTCTGGATGGGTTCACGCTTCGATCAAGAAGGGTGGAGGCAACCGCAAAGTACGTATGATCGCTACGAAATCAAAAGCTGGTGGTACAGTATATACTACTGTTGCTGACTTTGATCCTTCGACTGTTCGATCAACCGGAGTATCTCTTCCAGTTCAATCGCAATCATCTCCTCAGCAATCCTCTTCCCCGGCCAATTCTCCGGCAAAGGTAACTGGTCTTGGTCCATTAGCTGCTCTCCAATCTAAGTGCGGCATTGCTGCCGATGGTAAGTGGGGACCTGGTACTTATAAAGCCGCAAGAGATTACTTCAAGCT